TATAGAAAATGAATCTACAAAATGAAATACAGCAAATAGAAGAAGCAGAAAAAGGGTGTGAGGTAAAAAAGGCTTTGGCTGGCGCACTAAGGAAGGGAGAAAGAGAATTTAACAAGTCAGAAGAAACCGTATATATACACGAAAGGATTACCAATATCAATGTGCTTGAATATCTCATTAGAAATGCCAGATTTAATTTTTCAATTCTTGAAAATGAACTCGAAAAAGCCACACCGTCAACAGCTATCATTGAGAGTGCGGCTTATCAAATTAGAGATTCATTAAAAAAAGCGGAATCGTTTGAATTTTGCATTGAAGAAAGAAAATGTAGAACCAAAGACTTTTCCGTGAATCCCGTATCTGTTGATATAAAAGAAATTAATCGTCAACTCGCAACAGATTTTGAGAGTACAAGAGTTTGATTGTTTCTTTCATTGAAATTGAAATAGCTGTTTTCAAGACGTTTTCATCCATGAAATTTACTAACAAGGTAAAACCTGGCTCTTCGTTTTTAGATTTGCAATATTCGTTACATTTATTAACAGAATCGTTTTTGATTGCATCGTAGAATGAATAGTCTGAAAACATAGTGTCAACTTTACTATCTATTTCCTTCATTAATTCATCAATAGTCATAATGTTCTCCTTTCTTATGTACTCGGTGCTGCAACACCTGTACTTAAATTATAAGGAGAAAAGGAAATATTTACAAGAGAAATGAGGTGATAAATGTGAGCAATAAACAAGCATTGCGGCTGCTTACATCCTATATAAATATGCCGAAGTTCCCGGCCTGCAACGTACCTGTTGCGTTCGTCGCCAAAGTAATGAAAAAGGACGCTACATTTATTCGGGCTGGGATCGAACAGGGATGGCTGCCCATCGGGTATGCAAAACCATCGGCGAAAACCGGAAAAATGAGCTATTACATTAGCCCGAAACTCCTCTGGGAAGTAACCGGAATCCTATATCAACCGGAAAAGAAGGGATGCGATGAGTAAAGCAGAACACTACATGGCAACAGCAATCAACTTCGCTGGCTGTCTGCTGGCCCTGAGCGGATACGATGGCTTGGCTGTGAGTTGCTGGGTAGCAGGGGTAGCATGGAAACGAAAATTGTAAGGAGGAGTGAAATTTGAACGAAGAAGAAATTAAGAAAATTGAAAAGGCATGTGAAAAAGCTGTTGAGTATTTAAAAGATAACAAAATGCCATATGTATCTTTGATTATAAAAGAGGATGGAATAAAAGTGGTACAAGACCAGGCTTTTATCCCATCAAACACTAAACAATCCTAGCGTATCTATGGCGCTTATCTAACCGTGACAATTCGGAACCTAAAGAGCTGGAACTCATAAAATTTCGATACTCATCATATGACACGCCGTAGTATTGGTAGATTGCTCCATTATGGAATTGCACTTCCAGTGTGGAGTTTTCCCAGCCAACACTACTGATACGACTAGATGAAACAGCAGTTCTGTTCATGTAACACCTCCTTTTATGTACTTGGTAAATAATACCTGTACTTAAATTATAGGAGATATATGGGAAGAAAACAATAGAAAGAAGGTGAGATAAATGGCAGATAAAAAAGATGCGCAGGTAATGCTTGCAGCACTCCGGGAGGAGATTCCGATTCCATACGCACAATAAAAGTATGTTTTAAGAGGGATCATGAAGGGATTGGAGCGTTTAGAAAAACAAAAAGCCCCGGAAGCTGGCACTTCCAAGGGCAAACACTAAAAATATATATACCTATATATGCATTGTAGCACAAACGGAGGTTTTTGAAAATGGTGAATGATAAATATTTATACCTTATTCAGCTCTGCATGGAGTTGCAGAGAGGAGAAGATGGTCGTATAGAGGAACGAATGGCAGACGAAAAACCAGGTCCAACAGCATTTGCTTGGTTTAGCGGGCACACGACATGCTTATATATATCTATTTATTTCGATGGATGGACAGATGAACACGGACCGGATGAAGATTTTCGTTTTAATTTATCGTTGAAAGAGAACCGGGAAACGGAGCAAAAGTTTAGAAAATGCAGAGATATACTGCTTTCTCTTCTTAAAAAGGAGGGCAAACATGGGATTCTATGAGAAGAACGGAGAAAGAGTTTCTGAAGAACAGGCTTTTGAGTATGCCTTAGAAGCCGTGGAAACAGGGGATGTATTAATGGAAGATGCTTTCCTGGACTGGTTCTATCGCTGGGAACAGGGATGGCATCACTATGAAGATGATGAGGAGATGGAATCCATTGAGGATATGACGCAGCAGCACATAAATCGGGAGACTGGTTATTTAAGGAGGGCATAGCAATGGAATTTAGAACGCTTAGAGCTGATGAGATAGATTGCAGAGTTGCGCAGGTTACAGAAAAAGGATGCCGTTTGCTCCTTTATAAGGATGCACGGTGCGATATGAACATTTTGGATGAAACAGTGGGGCCAGAGCATTGGCAGCGGGTGCATCCTAATCAAAATAAAGAGTTTTGTGATGTTTCCATCTTCATAGAAGAACTAAATACCTGGGTGACAAAAGAAGATGTAGGGAAAGAGAGTTATACCGAAAAAGAAAAAGGGCAAGCATCTGACAGTTTTAAACGGGCTTGCTTTAACTGGGGGATTGGAAGGGAACTTTATACTGCGCCCCGTATCTGGATTTATCAGGACGGAGTAAACCTACAACAAAACAAAGGAAAATATACAACCTATGATGAATTTAGGGTAAGAAAAATTGAATATGAGGATCATAAAATCATTTCCTTGGTAATCCGCAATGAAAAGCTGAATCGGGATGTATTTACATATAATGGCGCAGTTCAAAAGCCAGTTTTATCCGAAGAAGAAGCCGACAGATCTATGACAGAACATATTGGTAACCAGAAAATTGACCAGACAAAAATTGCTTCATTAGAGAAGATTTTTGAGAAGTATTCAGATTTAAAAGGAGAAGTCTTTCGTAGGTTCAACTTGACCAGAATTGAGGATATGACAGAGTTCCAGTATAAAGAGTTTATACAGATTGTGCATAAAAGGAAGTAACATATGGAATGTACTGGAAAATTAGGCGGCCTGGCAATAGACTATGTGTCAGGCCGCCAGAAAATCGAGATTGAAGTGAATGAAGATGTTCGGGCAGAATATGACCGTCTAAAAGACAAAGATAAGCTGTCTGTAAAGATCGTACAATACCGAGAAAAGCGGAGTCTTGACGCAAATGCTTATTTCCATGTGCTTGTCGGAAAGATTGCAGACATTACCGGACAGAGCAATATTTATATGAAAAACCGACTTATTTCTGAATATGGTGAGTACGAACGGCTGTGCGGCAATCTTGTAAGTCTGCCGCTCGACGATGATATAAATGCTTATGAGGTAGAGTTTGCACATCTTCAGCCCACAACAGAAACACACATAAATAGTAAGGGAAAGGTCTTTCGTATAAATCTGGTCATGCGGGGGTCACACACCTACAACACAAAGGAAATGTCCCGGCTGATAGATGGAACCGTGGAAGAGGCCAAGGCACTAGGCATAGAGACAAAATCACCGGAAGAGATTCGGGAAATGGAAGAAAGGTGGAGGATGAAGTTTGAAAAGGATTAAAAGCGTATTCACAGAAGATATGGACCATTGCTACTTTACCGGGGCCGCCCCGGTGGAACGCCACCACATATTCGGCGGAGCAAACAGAAAGCTGTCAGAGAAATATGGTTTTGTCGTCCCTCTCCGGCCGGACCTGCATCCGAACGGGGCCATGGCTACATGGTCAGAAAGTTTAAAGAAATTGGATGACCATTTAAAAGCCCAGGCACAGAAATATTACGAAAGGAACTACGGAACCCGTGAAGACTTCCGTAGGGAGTTTGGAGGCAAGTCATGGCTATGGCATACAGAATGACAATCAAAGGCCGTTTAGACGGCCTGAACGATTACACAAAGGCAAACCGAACAAATCAGTATAAAGGAGCCAAAGCTAAGGCAGAGAATGAGAGGATATGTATGGCCTATATCCCAAGGGGACTAAAAGGGAAAAAGATAAATTTCCCGGTCCATATCTCTTTTAAATGGTACGAGAAGAACCGCCGCAGGGACCCGGACAATATAGCTTTTGCTAAAAAATTTATCTTGGACTCCCTGGTAACTGCCGGAATATTTCCGGACGATGGGCAGAAATATATCTCCGGGTTTGATGATGAGTTCTACATAGATAAGCAGGAGCCGAGGATTGAAATACTGATCCAGGAAACGTGAGGTGAGAGAGATTGATACATTTATTAAATTGTACCGAAAATTTACCGAGTGGGAATGGTACAGCGATATAAGTACCAGCCGCCTGTTCCTGCATCTGATCTTGACCGTGAACTGGACGGATAAGAAGTGGCAGGGGATCTGTATAGAGAGGGGTTCCAGGGTTGCATCTTACCAAGTGCTTTCCACGGAAACCGGACTGTCAGTGAAGCAAGTAAGAACAGCAATAAAAAAGTTGCAGAGTACCGGAGAGTTGGCAATCAAAAGTACCAACAAATATAGCGTATTTACGGTAAAAAACTATGATCTGTACCAGGCAAAGGGCAAGCAAGAGGCAGGCGAAAGGCAGGCAGAGGACAAACAAAGGGCAACAACTAAAGAAAGTAAAGAAGGAAAGAAAGAAAAGAATAATAAATATACATGTGCGTTTGACGACTTCTGGAAAAGTTACCCCCGCAAAGTAGATAAGGGTAATGCATATAAAAAGTTTCAGGCGAGACTGAACGAAGGTTATGCAGAAAGAGAACTGATCACGGCATGTGAGAATTATGCGGCAGAGTGTAAGAGGAACAAAACGGAGGCAAGATTCATAAAACATGCATCTACCTTTCTGAGTTCTACCAGACCATTTTTAGATTATCTGCCAAAGAAGGGAGAAAGTGATGACGCTGATGGACAAAATACAGCAGATGACCTTGTCACGAAAGGCATCGACCTCGGAATCGGGGACGACTTCGACGGATTCTAAATGTCAGCAGTGCGGCGGAACCGGATGGATCAGACACCGAGAAGACGGAAAAGAGTATTTCTCCGAGTGTGAGTGCCGGAAGAAGCAGATCGAAGAAAGCCGTCTGAGATTTGCAAACATCCCGGTGACATTTAAGGATATGCGCTTAAAGAACTTTAATATAGCTGCCTACAAGGACGAAAAGAGCAAGGCTACAATTCGGGCCGCCTGCAAGTACATAAAGCAGTATATGAGCTGTTTTGAATCGGAGCACAAGGACGGCATGGGCCTGTATCTCTACTCTGACACAAAGGGCAGCGGGAAAACCCGGATGGCTGCCAGCATCGCAAATGAGCTAGTGGACATGGGATACCAGGTGAAGTTTTCTCTTTCCACGGAAATTATACAGGAGATCAAGCGGACCTGGGACCGGGACAATGATCTTTCTGAAAGCAAGCTGCTTGACCAGCTCCAGGAGACAGACATCCTTGTGATCGACGACTTTGGAACGGAACAGGTAGCAGGATGGATCAACGACAAGTTTTACCAGATCATAAACAATCGGTATGTGGACCATAGAGTAACAATATTTACCAGCAACTATCCGTTAGAGAAGCTTGAATATGATGACCGGATCACGAACCGGATGAAAGAGGTCTCTTATCTGATCGCGTTTCCAGAGGAAAGTGTGCGTGAGAAGATAGCGGCAGAAAAAAACGAAGCCATGCTTCACAGGGTAGCAGGGAGGTGACAACCATGGAGCAATTAAACATGTTTGGTTGCGCTACGGCATACCGGAGCAGCCAGATTACAAAGCAGACCCGGCGGGAATCAAACGGTCTTGTAAAGCGGGATAAAAAAAGAGAGGTGGAGCCACAACAATCGTGATGCAGCAGTTG